CTAAGATTACTTCAATAACAAATATTGTTGAAGAGCGTCGTGACTGTATCGCATTCGTTTCTCCACGTAGAGCAAATGTTATTGGTGTAAGTAACACAACAACTGTTACTGATAACATTATCGACTTCATGGATCAACTTCCAAGTTCTTCTTACTTAGTATTTGATTCTGGATATAAGTACATCTACGATAAGTATAATGATGTATATCGTTATATCCCATGTAACGGTGACCTTGCTGGTCTATGTTTACAGACATCTGAAGTTTCTGAAGCATGGTTCTCACCTGCTGGTTTCCAACGTGGTAATGTAAGAAATGCAATTAAACTCGCATTCTCACCTAACAAGACCCAACGTGACCGTCTGTATGCAAATAGAATTAACCCAATTGTTTCCTTCCCAGGTCAGGGTGTAGTTCTTTACGGTGATAAGACTGCTCTTGGATTTGCTAGTGCATTCGATAGAATTAACGTTCGTCGTTTATTCCTAACAATTGAGAGAGTTATCTCTGGTGCTGCTAAGTCACAACTCTTTGAGCAGAATGATGAAGCACAAAGATCACTCTTCCTGAATATTGTTGAACCATACCTACGTGACGTACAAGGTCGTCGTGGTGTAACTGACTTCCTAGTTAAGTGTGATACTGAGAACAACCCTCCAGAGGCTGTTGATAGAGGTGAATTTTACGCAGAGATCTTCGTGAAACCAACCCGCACTATTAACTACATTACATTAACGTTTGTTGCTACACGTACTGGTGTTGCATTCTCAGAGGTTGCAAGTTAATAAATAATCTTGACCAAGTTCGAGATCTGGATCAGAGACCCGCAAGGGTCTCTTTTTCATGCTGAAAAATATCATTCTTCTAAATATTAACGACGGAGTATCATAACAATCATGGCAAAAAGAGGAACTATTGACGATTTTAAAGCAAACGTCTCATCAGACTTTGCACGTCCTAATTTATTCCAAGTAGATCTCTCCTTCCCAACAAGTATAATTAATAACGCATCTCTAGTTAATCTTGGTAAGTTTACTGTGAGAGCAGCAAACCTGCCAGCATCACAGGTTGGTGTTATTGAAGTTCCTTTTAGAGGAAGAGTATTAAAGATTGCTGGAGACCGCACATTCGAGCCTTGGACAATTACGGTTCAGAATGATAGTGGATTTGCTTTAAGGAATGCCTTCGAGTTATGGGCATCTTCAATTCAAGCATACAACGAGAACTTCACTTCTGCTGCAGGACTTGGTGATCAAGACGATGCAACAGGTTACTTCTCTGACATGGTTGTTCATCAACTTGCTAGAGATGTTAAGGATGGAGACTCTCCGAGCATATTAAAATCCTATAAGTTTTACAACGTATTCCCATCTAGTATTGCTGCTATCGATCTTGATTTCGGTAACAACGATGCTATTGAAGAGTTTACAGTTGAACTACAGACTCAGTACTGGACTCCAGTTGATTCAAGTACCTTCTGATAAAACTCCTAAATAGGACAGGAACAGTTAACGTTTAATTATAATGTCACAACTCTTCGGTTTTTCACTGCAGAGGGCAAAGAAGGTTCCCAAGGGGCCTTCTTTTGTTCAGAAGGATAGTTTAGATGGAGCACAACCCGTAGTTGGTGGTGGCTACTATGGATATTCTGTAGATTTTGATGGAACAATTCGTAATGATTATGAACTTATCACTCGTTATAGAGAGATGGTTCTACAACCAGAGTGTGACTCTGCTGTAGATGATGTAGTCAACGAGACTATATGTGGTAACTTTGATGATGTACCGATTGCTGTTGAACTTTCAAATTTAAAAGTATCTGAAAAAATTAAGAAGTTAATCCGTGAAGAGTTTGATGAAATTCTTCGTCTTCTTGATTTTGATAACAGGTCATACGAGATCTTCCGTCGATGGTATGTTGATGGGAGACTTTTTTATCATAAGGTAATCGATCCTAAAAACCCTAGAGGTGGATTGATCGAACTTAGATATATTGATCCACGTAAGATCCGTAAGGTAACAGAGTATGAATCAAAGAATCCTAATCAATTAAGGGGAGTAGATCTTAATACTCAGCTTACTCAAAAGAGTGCAGATTATTATCTATATAATCCAAAAGGATTACGGAACTCAACGAATCAAGGAATGAAAATTGCACCTGATTCTGTTTGTTACTGTCACTCTGGTATTCAGGATCTTAATAAGAATATGGTCTTGTCTCATTTGCATAAGGCAATTAAGGCAGTCAATCAGTTAAGAATGATTGAAGACTCTCTTGTTATCTACAGATTATCAAGAGCACCAGAAAG